TAGCTCCTTTGACTGCTCCAAGAATACCACCAGCTAAATCTTTAATCTTACCAGCATATCCACCAGTAACCTTATCTAAAACCTCAAAACCCTCTCTGTTTTTATTCCCAGCCTCAGCTACTTGCTCTAGGTTTTTATTTAACCCCTCTAGAGCCTTTTCAGCTTGTTTAGTATTAGCTACTACATTTAACTCTACTTGTTGTGCCATAACTCTTTTTTAACTTGTTGTATACCCTCTTTTATAGTTTCTGGCATCTTATACTTGCCTTTTGCTATGTCTATGTACTCTCCTCTAAAGTCATACTCCAGGGCTTCTAAAATATCTCTTATCATTAGTCTGTTGTTTCTATTGTGTTTGTAATCGGTGCATCATAATTAGTATAAGAGGCTTGTACCCCTAGCTTATATGTTATTCCACTTTCTAAACTTGGGAATTTATAAAAAGTTCCTACAATATAATCTACTTGATTATTGTCTACATAAAGTTTATACCCAGCTACTCCACTAACTGCATCCCAGCTAAGAGTTATGCTACTTGCATCTTTAGTTGATACTGTTGGCTGAGCTACTCTAGGAGCATAAGGACTTATACCATTATTTAAGTCATTAATATTTAAAAGCTCTGTAATAAGCTCTAAGTCACTCTTATTGGTTAGTAAGTTAGTTTTTATAGTGTTTATCTTATAACTCTTTCCAGAAATCACAAATCTATCATTTAATTTATAGTTTAGTATAATATGTAAAGGTAGATAAGCACTTACTTTCACAGTCCTACCTCTTCTATCAAATAAACTAAAGACATAATCATTATAGTACTCCTCATATAAATTACTACCTACTACTTCTCTTTGGTGTTCATCCATCTCTAGTCCAAAATTTAAGCTCACTATATTTCCACTTCCAGGAACTTGACTAGGTCTTTTGTAGTTTGTTAATATTGAGTTATCTGGCTTCCATTTTATATATCCACTTGGGTTAGTATTAATTGGGTAAAATAATAAAGGCTGACCTATTGTAGGCTCTCCTTTCTCATCTAAAAAAGTTCCTTGAGTTATAGGGGTTAATACTGGTGGGTTTTGATGCGTATCACTTAATCTTTCATACATCATTTTCTCAAAGTCTACCTCTACCCTATAATCTCCTCCATCCCATTCACTATTCCCATAACCCTCTTGAGAAAATTCTACACCTTGTAACTCATCAGATAGCTTTACTAATTGCGTTTTTTTACTCTTATATCTAAAATCTATATTTTTAAACTGTAGTAACTTAGATACACTACTCTGACTCATATCTACATACTCAGTAATATCATACCTCTTACCAGCATTATAAAAATCTGGTAAAGGCTCTACCTTAATAATACCATCCTCTTTATATACTGTGAGATTAAACATTTTAAATAAATTCATTAAGAAATCAAATATCTTCATTTTAGGCATATTCTGAGATATTTTGAAATTATTAGTTATATCATTAGTATCAGCCTCATATACAGATGATCCTATTGGATACCACCAGTCCCCATCTACTGGATCAGACTCAAAAGACTCTATACCTATAGTAAGCTCTTGAGATATAGAAAATGTATTCTGACTTTGTATAGTTACGTTAAAATCAATTACTGCATAGTTATTACCATATAATTGAAATTCAGTAGTACTATCCCCAGTAGTAGTAGTCTGAGCTAAGACATTGCCATCACTAGCTATTATCAATACTGTATACTCATCAGTATTTACTCCTACATCCACAAAAAGAGAGCCAGTATATCTTGTTTGCTCAAAGTTATCACTTAAAGGTCTTTGGTCTCCACTTCCACTTACATAATTCCAGCTAGGACTAGGAGTATCTGATAGATAAAATCTGTTAGTTAATGAGTTTACACCACCTCCCTCAGTAGAGTTAGATATGTAACCCTCATTTCTATGTAACCATAAATATAGTTGATAGAATTGATAGCTATTTAAAAAGTCTGGACTAAATTCTATATCATAATCCCTCTCAATAGCTTCAATTATTTCTCTAACTCTTAAAGCTGGTTTTAAATCTGTAAAGTCTAGTAAAGAGTTGTCAATTATTGACTTAAGTAAGCTATCATTAGCTATCTCAAATCTTTTACTGTGAGTTATTAGTGGCACTATGACACTATCAGAAGTGCTAGTACTTGTTAATTTACTATAAATATTAGATGCAGTATACTCAAAATCTAGAGACTGTGGTATTGATAAAGAGCTAAGTAAATCCTCAGCTAGTAAATCTTTTAACTCTATTGTATCCCCAAAGAATACCACTTTATAAGAGTATGGTGCATTGTTTTTTAGACTAACTTCATTTAATCTAATTTTACCCTTTTTGTAGTTTACACCATTTAACTTAATTTCTGCATCTGCCTTATACCTTGCATCAAAACTATTATTAATATCAAAATTGTAATAGTGCTTAAATAGTTTATTGTTTGTTTTAGATGCTGGTAGGTTAAACTGTTGGCTATAAGCAGTAAATACCTTACTTATATCTTTTACATTTTGAATAGAGTCAGTTATACTTACACTCTCATCTTCAAATAAATCTACCTTAATGTTATTTATATATAACTCTATGATCTGCATTTAGCGTATATTATTAATTGTATCAAAAGCAAAGTCTATTTCAATAGTATAATTAATTAGCTTATCATTTAAGTGAGTTTTATAAGCAAAGCTAGTATCACTTATATTAATTGGTAGCGTTTGTGAGTTTATTTCTATCCAGCAGTCCTCACTTAATTGCATCTCTTTAAAAACCTCATTATACTCCTCTGGATAGTATCCAGTATTAAGAGTTATTTGTTCAGTACCATTTTTAGTAAGTACTTTAGTCTGATGCTTACTTATATTGTATGTACCATTAGATACAGTATTTCTTTTATATTCCTCTTTCTTTGTACTTAAGCTCTCTTTACTTACTAAGAAAAACCAAATATCTTGATAAGCACCAAACTTGTTTACAAAAGTTACTTTGTATGGCTGATACTTACACTCCTCTACATTCTCTACTGTTAGCTTAATTACTCCATCAGTAGTATCTACATAGATGGTATCAAAATCAAAAAGAGTAAAGTCATCAATAAACTTCTGGAGGCATATACTATCCTCAAAAGTACCCCCATCTTGTATTACCCTATCCTCATACTCATCAGCACCATTAACACCATTAGTAACATACTCTATCTGCTCATCACTTTCTGTACTGCTTACTATAGCCTTAGTGTAAACTTGACTACCATTAAGCTCATAAGTTACTTGAGTAGTTTTAGAGGTATCTACTGGTATCACTGCCGGAGCATCATCTAGCTTTATTATTTTAGTGTTAGTTTGTAACAGTCCACTATTATTTTGTGGATTAACTCCCTCCTCAAAAAAACCATAACCATAAAACCCACTTAATTGTACCCATCCAGTACTAGTAAAAGTAGGTACTGAGGCAGTACTTCTATAAACCTCATAATCTACCCAGTAATTATCAGTAGCATAGTCACCATCAAAATCATTATTAAAATAATCTCTTACCAGTTCACTAATTTCAAAAGTAACCTTATTATCTATAGCGTTACTATATAGACTATATGTAGGCTCACTAGGTCTGTCATTAAAGGTAGCTCCCACTCCTTGAGTACCAGTATATATATACACATCTATTCTATCAGTTATTAATCCACTAACTGTATCATATATGTAGTATGGACTTCTTGCGTTTATTTTACTCATTTCTCTGTGCTTATTTCAATCATTTTCTCTGTGTCTAGTTTTAAAGCTACTTCTAGTTTATTAGTTACATCTATCTGAGCTTTCTCAAAAGCATTAGTAAAAAATAGGCTAGGCTTTAATCCTCTGTTATATATATTCCCAGCTATAATCTTTCCTATAGTTTCATAAGTGCCTCTAACAAATCTACCTTTCTCATCTCTTAGCCTAAAGTTTCTAGCCTTTGCCCAGTCCCCTACATTCTTAGCAAAGTCATCAAACGTACCCCTCATATTACCACTCCCAAACTTGTAATCACTCTTAGGAGCTTGTTGTCCTCTTATAGCTTTCTCTCCCCCTTTTACCTTACTAGGATCTGCACCCATTACCCCTTGATCTTGGAATTTACCATAATCCTCCATCTTAATCTCAAAGGACATACTATCCTTATCTTCTTTTATAGCAGTACCCTTTATACTATTATATAGCTTCCCAGTCTTACCTTGCTTAGCTAAATTATTTTTAGAGTCCTCTATTATCTGGTCTCTTACTTTCTCTAGCTCTTTTTTAAAGTTATCAGTCCTCACAGATATCTATATTATTCATTACCACTAAAGAAAATGTAGCTGACCATCCAGCTAACTCATTCTCAAATCTATCTTTAAAAGCCTCTAGGTTTACACTACCCTCTACTTGATAGCCATCTCTATAGGTATCTCCCTTTCTTAATTTCTGTATAAACTTATTAAGTACTGCTAATTGAGTATTAAGTACATCCATCTCATTGTTGTTACCTCTAAATATATCAGTAGTCTCCTCTTTGCTTACATCTACTATATCCATAGCTAGTATGCTTAGGTTAAAGGTCATAGTCTGACCATCTTCTGTAACACCATTTAGCATCATATGGCATAGTGGGAATATATCTGCTTTATTGAGATTAACTTGAGTAATATCTCCCCTAGTTACTGTATTAACATTTACATCTGCCAGGAGCATATCCTTTAAAGTGTCTAGTACATCATAATAAGCTATAGCTCCTCTGTGTCTTATTGCAGTCATCTAAAATTCTTTTTTATTTGTTTTCTCTCTACCTCTGCTTTATCTTTCATAAAAGCTAGAGCATTTAGGCATTTATGTAAGTTAAGCTCTGTAACCTCATCTAGTTTCATTATGTCAAATCCAGCAAGTGCTTGTATGCTCTGATACCATCCCCATTTATTAGAGAAGTTTGAGAGAGCATCGAGTCCTCCACTTTCTCCTCCTCCAAATATTTCACCATAGCTAGAGATAACTCTTTCCCTAAATTGTAAAAAAAAAGCATTGAGCTTACTACTGCATCCATAGGAGTATGAATCATAGCATCATAATAGGCATCCCCCCTATACTCCTCTATCAAATACTTATCCCCTACTTTTTGCTTTATAGGTCTGTATAGGACTGCCATAACTTTATACATATTATCCCAGTTCCCTAAGTTACTATCTAAGTCTACATACTCTCCAAAGGTCATATCATCTAGCTTAGGTATAAAACCAAACTCAGTATCTCCTAGCTTAAAAGTCCTTACTAGCTCTGGCTTATTGTCTAGAGTACTAGTGATTATATTAAACACTTTCCTTACATCAGATACCTTATACTCTACTGCATCTATTAAAGGTATTCCACAGAATATCTCTAGGACTTTCTGCTGGATAAATACCTCACTATTGACATCATTTTCATTAGCCTCTAGCACCTTTAGATACTTGACATAGTCTGATAACTTAATCTCTCCTAGCTCACTAGGTACATTGATCTTTAACTTCATAATAATATAACGTATTTTTTTTGTGTTTTAACGGACTGCATACTTACCAAAGTTAGGCTGACTCATTATAGAGTAACAAGCGTATCTCGTACTATCGATTAGGTGGTCATTCTTTGGCTCTGGTATATTGGTTAGCTTACCACTCTTATCTTCTTTCCATTTATAGTCTCTAAACTCTTGTATGGCATTATGGCTATCTTTAGTTATATGTATCTTATACCTCTTGAGTAAGTCTATACCAGCATTGATAGAGTCCTTACCTTTTATACTAGGTCTTACATTCCAACCCATTTTCCTTAGCTCATCATTTAATCTAGGCTCTGCTGAGTCCCCAAAGATTAAGTCCCTCTCTACTCCTATCTCTTTTAGCTTATAGTGTATATCTCTACCAGTCATCATAGTCTGGTATATATACTCTTTTATGTATAAGTCATAGCCTCTCTTCCATACCCCTACCATAGCAGTAGGATCATTAGTATAGCCATAGTCTAAGCCAAAGCTAACAAACTCAGCATCCTCTGGTATGTTATCAGTTTCATAATAATTAAATATAGTGGCTTTACTTATCCCTCTCTCTCCTAGTCCGTATATCCTCCAGTAGTGGTCATCAGTTTCTTTTAGCCTCTCTATCTCATCTATGATGCTAGAGTCCAGGAATTTATTATCTAAATATGTAGTCTTGAAAAACTCTACATCATCTCTAGGGATAACCTTGTCATATATCCAGTGATAAAAATCTGATGGGTTAAAGTCTATTACTATCTTCTCAGTAGTCCTAAATACTAACTGTTGCCAGTCCTCATAGTCTAGCTCATTAGCTTCATTAATAAATAAAAACTCTCTCTTTCTACCCCTAATCTTCTGAGGCTGGTCTACGCTAATAAACTCTATTAAATTCCCGTCTAGCTGGTACTCACTATTACTTTTATTGTGATTCGCTTCATCATACTTATTATGACTTTTAAGTATATCTATAAAGTCTCTCATAACGGATGATCTCAGAGCTGGGAATGTTTTTCTGCATACTGTTATAGTCTTACCTTTATTGACTTGGCAATAGTGAAATATAATAAAGAGCAAAATGTTATAAGTCTTACCAGACCTAGTCCCACCTTGCTCTACTACTATTTTTTTCTGACTGTCTAAAAGATGCTCAAATACTACATTGACATTTACATCCACTATCTATGTATCTTTATGTTTATCTCTTTGTCTGTTGTATCGTGTTTTATCTCTCTCTTTGTGCCATTGAGTCTATGAGCCTCATCCTCATCTGCTATCAGCTTCATTAGTCCTATCTGTAAAGTAGGGTTATCTGACTCATACCACTTCTGCCTCATATCTACTTTCATATTAACTCTATTTTTCTCCAAAGCTCTTTTTATCTCGTCTAATTGGTCTAATTTATGATTATAAAATGTAGCCTTAGTAAATTGAGTATAGCCAAATATGTCCCCTATAAATACTAGGTTTTTCTCTTCAATAACCTTTAAGCATTGTTTAATCATCTCTTCTGTATCGTAAGCCATAGTTAGTCTTTTATAATATAACGCTAATTTTAAGCTATTTGTAACCTTTCTATAGTTTGTTTAATTGCCTCTCTTACTTTTAATATATCTTTATCTATATCTCTCCTCTCTCCTATTGGTTTCTTTCCAATAAATATTTGCTCTGACTCCATCTCTAATAGTATATAATGATATACCTTATAATACTCTGGCTCATAGTTTTTTATAGTATCCCAGTTTTTCATAGAATAAACTATCGTACAATGAGATCTGCCTATATAC